ATCACAAGTTCGGTGCTGTTGATGGCATTGGCAACAATACCACAGGCACAGTATGGGACATACCAAACCAACTTTATCCTTGGACAGCATTAGACACTCCNGCAATAGTAAATGTAGAACGCAACAATGTAGGCGACAACGGCATTACTGTAACTGTTGAAGGACTGGACGGAGACTACAATCCAGTAAGTGAAGACATTACAATCACAGGTGCTGACCAAGTCGGAACTCAACTATTTAAACGAATAAACAGAGCATTCATTAGCGGAGCAATAACTAACGCAGGCGACATTGATATTGAAGCAGGTGCCGCAGGTGGCACAACTGTAGCAAGGATACAAGCTGGCCTTGGCCAAACACTAATGTCTGTGTTTACAATTCCCGCAGGCAAAACAGCATACATTCATAGAATAACAGCAACAGCACAAGATGGCAAAGATGCCACAGGCTGGATGTATGTGCGTGAAGTGAATGGAGTAACAGCATTTCGTATCAAACATACTTGGGAGTTCTACGGAGACGCCGGACAATATCATTATGACTTTGCATTTCCGTTGCCAGTAAGTGAAAAGTCAGACATTGATATGCGTGTGACTACTCGTGATAAGAATGGTAGATACACTATAGCATTTGATGTTTTACTTGTGGACAACGATTAAGCCCCACGCTATTTCTAACGCAGGGCTTGCTACTTCTCTAATGTATCACCGGACTATGTCCTGAATTACTCTTTATTATTTACTGTTAGGTTTACCGTTTACAAAATTGTAAAACTTATCTGCTGCTTCTAATACAGCATCGGCACCTGGTACTTCTGGAAGCGCAACAGTTGTNACTATATCACCAGTTTCTGGATCACGCTTTACAGTTTGTTCCCAACCTGCAAACTTTGCATGATAGTCGTTCCAGACATTACCTTGCGCCATTTCCAGTACCTTTGTACGGATTTCGTAACCGTTTTTATTTGTTGTAATTTTTGGCATTGCAGCCTTAAACATTTCAGCAACTTCCTGTGTTTGTTTAAAGATGGCTTCGCCGTATTTTGTATCTACTGACATAATATTTCTCCTTGTGTGTATGTGTGTAGTGTTACTAATGTAACATTGTATTTATAGTTTGTCAAGCAGTGATTTTAATTTTTTCTTTGATTTGCCTTTTACTTTGGCTTTGGACACATCGTTATCGCCTGCGCCAACTGCTACAATACCAATCATACCCATTGACTTGTGAGGTGAACATTGGTATACATAGATACCCGGCATATTAAATGTAATTGAAACTTCTTTGTTGAGTTTGGATTTACGTGGTGCGTCCCAACCATCTGGACCTGCAATGAATTCTACATTGTGTCCTTTTGCTGTTGGTACCCAGGTAATTGTGTCGCCAACTTCAATAGTAGCAACTTCTTGTGAGTATACCATCTTGGCACCGTCCTCACGTTTATCGAGCATTTCGATAGTTAGATCTTCAGCAAGTGCTGGAGCAGTAAGCGCAGCCAAGATGGCTACTGTAGATAGTAAATTTTTCATTTATTTTCCTTAATGTGTATATGTGTAGTGTGCTATAAGAATTTATAGCGTGTATAATATATAGCACGAATTGCCCCAAAGGTCAACCCGTGCTGAGTGTGTTATATTGTAGCAGCCTTACTTGCCGCCCTTTTTCTTTTCGCCTTTTGGCTTTACATATGTGTGATCCGGATCTATCATGATGTTGGATACATATTGTGTTTGTACTCAGAGATCTCATTAGCTGCTCTGTGATGGCCACTTTGGCGCAGTTGGCGAATGGCCATACAGTATGAACGGTATTCCATTGCTTTCATAAATCTTTTAAACATATTATATTCCTTTACAGTCAAATGTTGACTTTTCTAATTGTACTGGTACACCGCCTTTGGCGATACATGCCTCTTTCCAGTTCGGCTCTTGAAACTTTTCAATCACAGCGTAGAAGCCAAAAGCTATACATATAATAAGCAATGAAGTCATTACTACAAACATGTAGAACCCTAACTTCTGTACTACCTGTGCTGATATCTCTATGTGTTGATCGCCTACCATTAGACAGCAAACATTAGTAGGAGTGCTACTAAGAATGCAAATATACCTAATGCTTCTGCAAATGCAACACCAACGAACATCGTACCATTGTCTGGTTTCTTAGGCATTACTTTAAGTACACTGCCTACGATTATTCCTACTGCGATGGCAGCGCCACCCATTCCAAATGTTGCCAGTCCGGCACCAATCATTGCGCCCATTGTTGCTATATCACCTGTCATCTGTTGCTCTCCAACATAAGTGCTTTGGCTTCTTTGTGATAGCCTTGACGTGATAGTTCAGCGGCTGCTCTTGCTCTGCCTGCTGACTCACCAAATGCCCATAGGAACATTCCTATTGCTACGATTGTTTTACTTAATACTTTTAAAGTTGTTTTTAAAGGGTTGCTTACGTATTCTGTATTAGCTAATTCCATTACACCCAACCTCTCAAGTTGCGGTTTGCTTCTACAGCTTCGCCACGTAGTGCTTTTGGATAGCTACTGTGTGCAACATGCCAAATCTCTCCACGACTAATACCAATGTCGTCTAACTCACGAGTTGTTAGATTTGATAATGCTTTGTATGTTTCTTTAATGTTCTTGCGTCTTTTTAATTCAGCACCTAAGTTTTTAAAGATGTTGGCAACGCCGTTTAGTCCGACTGTTTCGAACGTACTTGCTACTATTGTAGTCATTTTTTTCTCTCTTCTATATATGTATATGTGTGATGTTGTCTTGCAACATATATATATTTAACATGTAATGAGGTGAAAAACAACTGTTATATGCGCAAAGACGATATGCATGTAGCGCAAGTGTGCGTATGAGCGCACCCAGAAAAATAGGGCAACTGTGAAGCCGCCCTATTGTTTTTCGTTTATACTATGTTACGTCTGTCGAGAGTGTCTCCACGTAGCATACAGTCTAAGACGTATGCTTGATCACCTTTGCTAAATTCTGTTTTAACATAAGTTTCAAGGTTAGAATTGATCTGCATCAATCCTGTTCTTCTTCTTGGTAGTCTGACCGCAGTCATTACACTACCGAGCATGTCTGCTATAGTTGTCATTGTTTTCTCCAATATGTAATGATGCTTTATAAGGCGAGCGCCACGTGTCTTTTCACGTTTGTCAGGTCGAAGGTGTGAATAACTTCTCTTTTCTGGCCGTTTTATTTATCATTCACCCTTGACAAACCTAAAATTTTGTATTATAAATAGAAGGTAACATTACGTTACATTTGTGAGCGACGGGGTAAAGCCGTCAAGCAAAGGAGAAAACAATGGACGCACTCACCTTATGGAGCCTTATTGGCTTCCTGCTTGCTGCATATGCAGTTATAGCAAACGATTCAGTACAAACTCTCGGTACATGGATGGCATCAAACAATGAGAGATTCAATTACAAAACATTATGGATTGCGGCATCCGCTGTCCTATTAGCCACACTATGGTATGGCTGGAGTGTAAATGGTGGAGACATCAGTTACGGACGACTAAACAAAATTCCATGGCAAGAAGTACAATGGTATCATGCAGCCGCACCTGCAATCCTTGTGTTGCTAACACGAATGGGTGTGCCAGTTAGCACAAGTTTCTTAGTGCTGTCAGTGTTCGCAAGTACCTTTGTGCTTGAGAAGATGCTTATGAAATCAATCATGGGCTACGGTGTTGCAGCCGCATTTGCATATGCAGTATGGTTTGCAATACACAAGTATTTTGGTAGATGGTATGACGAAACAAAGCCAGTAAGCGAAAGCAACAAAACCTATTGGCGAATAGCACAATGGGTAGCAACAGGAGGCTTGTGGTGGACTTGGTTGTCACATGACATTGCAAACATTGCAGTGTTCTTACCAAGACAAGTTCCAGCAGACCTAATGGTGTTTATTAGTGGAGTGTTTGTTGTAGGCTTGTTCTTTATGTTTAGAGAGCGTGGAGGCAAGATACAACAGATTGTATTAGAGAAACACAATACAAGATATGTAAGGTCAGCAACGCTGATTGACTTGTTCTATTGGTTGTGCTTGTACTTCTTCAAAGAACTAAACGACATTCCAATGAGCACGACGTGGGTCTTTGTCGGCCTACTTGCTGGACGGGAACTGGCGATGGCAACATACTTTGGTAAGAAGAAAACCAAATCGGTCTTTCCGTTAGTAGCAAAGGACTTTGGTAAGATGATGGTAGGCTTAGGTGCAAGTGTTGCACTGGTGCTGATGATCCATTATATTATTGTACCAAACGGATTATAATATTTGGAAAGGCTGTGTCTAATGATGCAGCCTTTTCTCTTGACATACAGCTCGATGAATGTATAATTACAATTATAACAGCATAGGATAGACTATGAAAATAGGAATAGCAGGGTACGGATTTGTAGGCAAGGCTCACGAACTTATACTAAAAGATTATCACGATTTAATTATATACGATCCTGCATTAGGACACTATGGTGACATGCGCCACGCAGATGCAATAATTGTATGTGTCAGTACACCAGAAGGATCGCATGGCGGATGTCATATGGATAATGTGTATTGCATTATTGAAGACAATCCAAATGTGCCTATACTAATTAAAAGCACAATTTCAGTAGAAGGTTGGAAAATGTTACAGCATGTGTTTCCGCATACTGACATTGCATTTAGTCCTGAGTTCCTACGTGCGGCGCATTGGGAAACAGATGCACAGTTGCAAGATAATATCTACTTGGGAGGCAAGAACACAGGCTTCTGGTCAGATATATTCATTACAGCATTAGGTAATATCAATATAGACATTGTTAATCCTGAAGCATTAGTATTGGCTAAGTCAGTACGCAATAACTTTTTAGCATTAAAAGTTTCGTTCTTTAATCAAGTATATGATTATTGTAACTCGCAGAACTTAGACTACGAAGCAGTTGCAAAGGTAGTAGGTGACGACTCTCGCATAACAGGAAGCCATACCACAATTTCAAAAGAAAGAGGGTACGGCGGACACTGTTTTCCTAAGGATGTAAAAGCTCTTGTTACTTCTGCCAAACTCTCTGGTAGCCCAATTACACTTTTAGAAGAAGCTCAAAGGTATAATAATTTAGTCCGTAAGAGCTAAATTAATGTTGTCGTGGTATGCAGTAATGTCATGATCAGCAATGCCATCAAAACGTCCTACTTTGATACCAGACCAAGTGCCTTTCCACCAATCTTTAAAACTTGGTTTACCTATTGTATTATTACTGGTTATATAGTGTAGCTCACCGTCATGTTTATAGCCCATTAATGCCAATGGTACTTTAGTTACTATGTCGTTGTTATTTCTCCAACGATGATGTGTTACTCCGAGACTCTTACAATAGCTCTTCCATCCTACTCTTGGCGAACCGTATGTATAAAGCTCTTGTACTGGTTCAACTTCTGGATATAGATGACAACGACTTGCCATAATAGTTGCCATGGCTGCTCCGAGACTGTGACCACAGAACCAAAGTGCTTTGTCTTTGTTTACTTTGCGATCAATGTCTTCTAATACCATTGGCCATAGTTCGTCTACTTCTGCTTTAAATCCTTTATGCACTCTACTCACTGTTTCTGCCATTACAGGCACAGCATTTAGATCTGCTTTAATATCATTAAACTCAGTTGGCTCAGTGCCGCGGCAAGCAATAACTAAATCTGTCTTGTTCATAAAACGATATGCTTGTGCGCCTTCTTTATCGTAAAATTCTATTGTTGTAAATCCTAATTTTTTCGCTTGACTTGTTGCATCTTTTTTGTTACTATAAGAAATCTTAGCAAGTTTAGCAAACAACAAGGATCTTTCTTTGAAACTCATATCTGATATTGACATATTTTAACTCCCTCGTCTATGTAAGCATATTTATTCTAACGCTAAATACAATACGGAGTAACCCATGAAAAAAGCAACCAGAAGTTTATTAGAAGAATTAACTGATTTAACAAAACGAGACAGCTCTTTTGATGATCATTTAATCGAATCTAAATGTAATAATTTGATTATCGGGTGTATTAACATCTTAGAGAAGATAGGAGAAAGTTATGATCCTGAAGTTGCGGCAGACCTCCAACGTAAATTTTTAAATAGTATAAAAGCAGGCGATCCTAAAAAATTCAAAAGATCGATAGAACGAATTATTGAGAGTAAAAAATGAAATTATTTGAAGGCGGCGCAATGCCCGGAGTTGGGCCAATACATATTGATGAGATCAACCCAACTCTTTCTGTGTTAGAAAAGAAGTTAGGTATCGACTTAATTAATAATGCATTAGGTAGCGTAGGTAAAAAAGAATTCAGTGGCGACATTGATGTTGCACTTCAAATAAAGCCAGATGACATTCCAGCATTTGTAGACAAATTAAAAATGATGCCCGAAATACTTGACATAGCTAAAAGTTCTGTTATAATGACAAAAGTTAAAATAGCAAACTTTGATCAAAGTAAGACAACATCAAAGCCAAGAACAGGATATGTACAAATAGACTTTATGCCAGGCGACCCAGGTTGGATGAAAACATATTACCATTCACCAAGTGATACAGAATCAAAGTACAAGGGTGTATTTCGTAATATTATGATTGCAACAATTTGTGCAGCGTATCAGCGTAATGATTCGGAAGAAACAATAGATGACGGCCGCCCAGTTGAAAGCGAGCGCTGGATGTGGTCACCGACTGATGGCCTTGTACGAATCAAACGTACTCCTGTAGCAAAGAAGAACGGCGAAGGATACACAAAGAAAAACAATAACGAGATTGTACAAGAACCAATTAAGACTGCTGATGCAATATCTAAAGCATTAGGATTAGATAGCGCAGAAGATTTAAACAGTTACGAAAGTTTAAAAGCAGCAATAGAAAAGAATTATGAACCAGCAATGGTACAGAAAATACTGGACGGATTTGCAAAGAACGGGCAAGTACAAGATATTGGTGTTCCTGATGATTTAAAAACAGAAGAATTAGATCGTATTCAAGAGCTTGCAGGTATGTCGTTAAACAGTGTAAGGATGATATGTTAAATGAAATATTCAGACTTAAAGATAGTAGAATCAAAAAAATTCCTATACGAAGGCGAAGCACGTATCCAACATGCTGAAGACCTTGTGTTTTGGGAAGGCAGTAAAGGCGCAATACGTGCTATTGAAAGTTTAAAGAAATTAGAACAAGGTGGCCACACTGATGTTACAATTAAATGGGACGGCTCGCCTGCAATTATTTTTGGACGCAATGAAGCTGGAGAGTTTGTTCTCACAGACAAGTCAGGCTTTGGTGCTAAAGGCTATAACGGTAAAGCAACAAGTGCTGACGACTTGGCACAGATGTTTATGAATCGCCCAGGCTATGCTAAGAATCCTGAAGGGTATGGAGTGTTAGTTAAAAATATGAAAGACATTTTTAACAAATATGAAAAGGCAGTGCCAAAGAATTTTAGAGGATATTTTAAAGGCGACTTACTATATTTTAAAAGACCTGAAACGATAGATGGCTCGTATACATTTACGCCAAACATTGTAACATACAAAGTAGATGTCAACAGTGAACTTGGTCAACGTATTTCAAAGAGTGATACAGCAGTTGTAGTACATAATATGGAAGACGAACAAGGCAAAACATCAAAGTTGCCAAGTGATGTTAAAAACTTATTCCAAGGTGAAGAAGTGTTTGTAGTTCCTCCTGTTACAGTTACAAAGGCACCAGAAGTAGAAAATGACGAAATAACACAACTTAAATCAATAGTAGCTAAAAATGCCGCAGCTATAGATGATCTACTTAACGTTTCGCAACTAACTCAACTTAAACTTAAAAACCTACCACAAATGTTGTACAGTTATACTAACAGCAAAGTTGACACAGGTTTAGACAACATCGGCAGTGACTTTTTTGCTTGGCTCAGTAATACAAAAGAAAGTGACCCAAAAAAGAAACGTATAGCCGAGTATGTACAACAACATAAAAAGGGTTGGCAAGCTATCTGGGACACAGTCGCAGCAATAATGAGAGTCAAAAATGATATAATCAAACAGTTTGACCAACATGACACAGATGTACGTGCATCAATTGGAGACCACGGACCGGTTAATTCAGATGCACACGGTGACGGAGGAGAAGGTTATGTACTTTCTCATCCAGAAGGAGACATTAAACTTGTCTCAAGAGAGTATTTTTCAAAAGCAAACAGAGCAGTGGAGAGATAAATGAAAATTAACGAACTAACAGAAGGCACCTTTGACGACTTTGGTCTTAAAGGTCACGGGTCAGAACTTGATAAAGATAATGACGCACCAGGATTTAAACAAGCAGCAATGTTT